ATTTGTTGAAGCCTGAGTCTTAACATACTCATAAACTTGTTCTCTTTTTGTCAGTTTATCTTTTTTATTAACCCAAGCTGATTTACTTGTATCTGTATAATTATATGCTTGGTAATTGAGTTCTAATTGTTTCATTTACATATCCATATTTTTTATTTATTTTTTCTAACCATTCATTTAGCTTTTCACATCTTAAATCATCTTTAGAAGTATCAAACCCACAATGGTCATTGTACCAATATAATTTTTCCTCTTTAGCTTCAATTTTAGATTTTAAATATAAATATTGATATTTTTGTTTTTTAAAGGATGACATACTTTTTTTATTCATAACAATATTGCTCCTATTACAAAGCCAAGTATGAAGCCAACAATATATTCTCTGTTATAAAGTGACCACACACTTAGCTTTTCTTTTAGTTTATTAAAATGGTGGTAAATCATCATCAAAAGATTCTTCACGTTTAATATTAGCCATTTCCTCAGGTCTATAATTACCACTTGTTGTTATAGGTTGAGATGTTTGTTGTACGTATGGAATCGCTTGTTCGATTGGTTTCATACCATCCACATTGGGTTTAGGTTTGTATGGTTTAATCATAATAAAACTTAAAACAAAATTAGTATCTCCTTTACTATACTTGTTGGGATTCTCATTATGTTCAGTTTTACCATACCAAACTGCTCTATAACCCTGAAGATGATATTTTTGTACCTCAGGGGTTAAATACCACTCATTAATTTGTGATAATTTGTACTTTTTCCTTGTTAAGCTACAGGTAAATAAACTATCAGCACCAGCTTTAAATTCAAACTTAGGGCTTTTTTTACCAGTTGCGTACATCTTTATAGTCAAAGCACAAAAAGGTGTTTTTTGTTGTTGTTGATATGACATTAGTTGCTCCTTTGTTTATTATATTCCAAGTTTCTTTGCTTAAAATCTTCTTCTAAGCTATTCAGATATTTACAAGCTTTGAAGCCTTTAAGATACTTAGGCTTTATCTGAAATATCCTCATTTCAACATCCTTAACAGGCTCTTTTGGAATATTAATAACTGCTAAGAACTCGACTTTTAAATCAGTAGAATCTTCTACTAATTTTTTATAAGTATGAATTTGAATTGGCATATCAGGGTAAAAATCCTTAGATGTTTTAAAGTCTAATATTCCAATCTTACCTTTATACTTAACAAGGCAATCTAAAGTACCACATACGTCTAATTCTTTTGAATAGTATGTTTTCTCTGTCTCAACTACCTTGATTTTTTTGCTATCCCAAAACTTCTTAAACTTTTCAAACATAGTTTTAAGTGGCTCTGAGTTTGGAGTAATAACTTCTTTACCAAGAATATAATCCTCACATAAAGAGTGCATATTAGTTCCAATGTGCATAGCACTTTCTTTTATTTGTTTTACCCTGTATCTAAGTTCATCTTCAAATTGCTGAATCTCATCTACAGGTTTCTTATTATGTTTCATTAGCTGTTTTAAGGCTTCATAAACACAATTTTCACTCCACCACATCAAAGCATTTTTACCAAATCTTTCGCTTATAATTTTAGTGACTCCTTTCTTTTTGAGTCCATTAACTTTATACCTCGAAGCTTTAGCCTTTGGGTCAAACTCAATTTGGTTTCCATGTTTATCTTTACTTTTGATAACTGCCATTTTCTCTCTCCCTTACTTTATATGTTATTGTTTTTGTTAAAAATTTGTAACCATTCTCAGTAATTGGCTGAACAAAATAGTTTCTATCGCACTTTAGAAATTCAGCTAATTTCAACTCATTCATAATACTTACAGCATTTACACCTTTCTCGTATTTTTGGATTTGTTGAAATGTGACAGAAATTGCTTTTGCAACTCTTGTCTGAGTATAGCCACGCATTAGTCTCATCTTCTTTAATTGCAATCCATAAATCTTTCTCAGAACTTTGTCATTTTGTTCTGCTGATACACCAAACATATTTAGGTTTGGTGGAATCAAGTGACTTATTTCAGCAATCTTTTCTTGGTTTTTTATCATCATAAAAAGCCCATTCCTTTCTCTCTTTCTCTGTCAATTTATTAAATTGACCTTGCCAACAAGTTCGACAGAGTAATGACTCGTTGAAAAGGGTGCTTCCTACAAACCATGCTAATTTATCAACTTTGTCATTGAAACACTTAGCACAGATAAAAGCTAGTTTTTTTATTCTTATTGATGGTTTAGGCATTAATCTTCTTTTACCTCTCTTACACCATCTGACCTTTTTTTCATCAGAAATTTACTTTTACGATTATCAACTAATCTTGGATGATTTTCTAATTGTTTATAATTAATCGTTAGTTTTTCTTTTTTTAAAGCTTCTTCAACAGCTTTTTTAATTAAGTACATTATGGTTTCTCCTTTCTAGTTTAAAACTTGATGATTGCGACCCAAAAGGCATTTTCTATAAATATCTGTATATTGAGTCTCAGCTTTAGGAGACAAAATCCAAAAATTTATATTACCAAAAAATGTCGTATTGTTTTTTGCAAGTTTCTCACACAAAATTTTATCATTTGAAATCTCACTTGCATTAGATGTTTCAAATTTAGATTTACCTTTTGTGTCTATGATTGGATCGTATTTTGCACAACCATTTAAAAAAGTCACAGCGATTGCGATTAAAAGTATCTTTTTCATAACTCTAATTATCCTCTCTCTTTAAACTATGGCTGGATGGTACTTGATGTTGTGTATCTTCCAAGCCAAGTTCTGTTTGTTTGACCTCAACTTCTTTAGCTTTTTCAACAAGTCTTGTTCTCTCACTATTGTCTTGTCGTACTTCGCCTGAAGCTTCGGTAATGCTTTTTCCATTATAAGCTTCTCCTATAAAGTCATTAACCTCTGTCACAGGTGTATTGGGGTGAAAAATCACCCCAAAATCTTTATACACCTTTTCTAGCAAATTAAATGACTTATTTCTAGTCTTAATTGATAAGATTAATTTTGGCATATTTACCTCTTATCATCGTAAAGATCGAGTCTGATCTTATACTTACTTGCTGTACCATGATTATATAATCTTTCTATATTGACTATAAAATCATTCTTAGAAGCTTGATTTTTAAGCTTACTAGAATTGTTTTGTAGCCTTTTTAAAAAGATAGACCAATTAAAAGTCTTGTCTTTGAAACAGCTAATCATAGCATGGACAAATGATCTTTTTTTGTAATACTCAAAATACTCGCCACAAGCATTTATATTTTTTGCCCAAGTTTTACCTTGTTCTAAATTGTCAATTACAAAATGACCTTTTTTAAAGTCTTTTCTACAAGTGGTGTTGCAATACCCCTTACCATTTAGCATAGCAATACATTCTGTTATGCCAAACTCATAAGTTCTATGAAACCACTCTAAGAGTTGGTAATCTTTTTTACCAAGTTTGCAGAAAGACATTAAGTATTCTGTCAAATTCCATTTTCTATTTACAGAATTGACATTTCTTACATCTTGCAAATCAAACTGACTTTTGATGAAGTAAGTTATTGGATTACCAACAATCTTATAAGCTTCTAATCTATGTTGCCCATCTAAGACATTAAGATTTTCATCTACAGCTATTGGCATTTCCAAGTCTTTTTCTTTGATTGATTCAACTAACTTTCTTACATGAAGTTCGTTGATTGCTCTATTACCTTTAAGTTTTCCAAACTTATTGTAATCAGTAGTAGAGTATATTTTACTATTAGACATTATTTGTCTCCTTTTAGGTTATTAGTTAATTTATTTTTTAAAGCCTGAAACTTTTTATCTTCTTCTCTCTTTTTGATTTCAGATTTTAAAATGCTGATCTCAACTTTGGTGTCAGCTTCAGATGGTTTTGCGACAGGCAACCCTGACCTATCGAACCATCTACCATCCTCAGTAAAACTAAAAGTTTTACCTGAGAATTTTTTTGTTTTGATAGCACCATTATATTCAGAGCCATCAGCTTGAATTAGATAAACTTTACCATGTAGTGTGCAGTAAAGCCTATCAATCCATTTATCTTTTATGTAGTTTGCTAAATGTATATTAGTCATTTTTCCTCTCTCTTGGTGTTGGTTGTAGCTTCCAATTTTTTATAGCTGTCTCGAAGCTTTGTATATCAGCTTGTATTCGGTCTTTGTAATCAGACCAAATTTTTATAACATAAGGTAATGTAATTTCTTTAGTGTTTAATGTAATAGGTGTTTCAACTTGTTGTCCTGAAAACATAATTGATGGTCTCGACATTCTTTCTTTGATTGCATGAACTTTTTTAATATCTTCAGGGCAAGTTTCGTCTTTTACAAATCTTGCAAAGTATTTACCTGAGTCTCTTTCTTGTTGTCTATATTTGTATATTATACCATTAGGTAAGTTTGTGTATTCTTCCTGTGCTTTGAAATAATCTTCTACTCTTTTTATTAAAACATGAGCAATACTAACATCAGGCTTTTCTTCTAAAACAGATTTTAATAATGGTTTTAGAATTTGTTTTACATATTGTATTTTAGACTCAGGAGATTTTTCCCAAGCATGGTATCTAGCACCAAAACAAACATTGTTTCTTTGACCAAAACCAATAAAGAAACCATGATCTGCAATAATATTTTTTTCACCATTCATATCAACTTGTTCCCAATAGTCATGGCAGATTCCACAAGTAGCTTTATCTTCTAATTGTGCTTTTTTTAATCTTTCAGCTTCGTAATCTTTTTCTAAATTTTTTGGTCTTTTACCTGATCTAACATTTGGTTTTAAAGATAGTAATAACTCTTGGTCTTTTTTAAGATTTGGAAAATCTTTGTAAAGTTGAGTCATATCTAAATCAACAACATACTCTTTTGTTAATGAAATATATCTACCACTATAATTATTGTAAGTATCAAAAGCTGGATGTATTGGTCTTTTAATTGGAACATATTTTTGTAATTCTCTATTGTACTCAGTATCTTTTACATAGCTTACTTTTTTAGTAATCCATTTAAAAAATTTTTTGTACTTGTTAAACTCTGCATTAAAAATATGTTTGCTCTCAATGATGTGATTAAAATTTTCTAGTTCCTCATTGATGAAACCTTTTAGTTCGTTGTAAGTATAAGTTTTTTTCATAATGTCCTATTATGTTCATACTTTCGGTTGAATTACAACCCTTTATTTTATGGCTTAAAACATAGCTTATTTAAGATTAGATACAATTTAAAAGTGAATATTTAATGTTTTTCAAATCAAAGCAAATCAGCTACAAATGATTCGTTATGTTTTTTTTAAATTTTATGATAGAGAGAAACTAATGCATTGTCTAACGTCAAAGCAGAATAAGTATAATATTTTCATAACATATACTTTTAGGTTATGTGTTGGGAACTTCCTCTCTCTAGTTCCCAGCACTCTAAACAGGAGTCTTTATGACAAAAGATGATCGTGGCAATTTAGACCTTACCAAGCAAATAGAAACTAAAGAAAAAGAAATTGAAACACTTAATAGTGTTGTAGTAAATCTTAAAAATATTATTGATAGCAAAGAAGCTGAAATGACAGCTATGGTAAATGCTAATGATAGTCATAGAAAATTAAATGGAGAACTAAGAAAAGAATTAGATGAAGTAAAAGCAGATAATAAAAAATTAGCAAAAGAAATAACTGATTTGAAAAAAGATGCTAAAGAAATGTTGCAATACCCATGATAATATTTGGCTATCCTATACATCGTAAATATACAAAAGCAGTTTATAGATTTGTAATAGCTGTAATATCAATAATTTTTTTTATATTATTAGTTGGTTGTTCTAAAATAGAATTTGACCCAACAACAGGTATCTTTAGATATGTTTTACAACAGGAGATGAAATGGAAACCATGAACTTAAATAGTAGAGAAGCCTATAAAAAAATGACAGAAGCTTCTAATGAATGGTCTAAGTGGGCAGAAAAAGTAATTATTTTAGAAGAAGGGAAAAAAGCTTTATTCAGTAAGCTGTTCTTAAAATACAAACTAGATACCAAAACAATAGTAGAAGCTGAACATAAAGCTAGAACTGACCCTGAGTATAAAACCATAATAGAAAGTTATGCTCATGCAGAAAGCCAACTCATAAAAGCAAAGCTTATGTATAATAATTTAGATCGTTACATATCTGTAAGACAAACAGAAGTAAAAAGAGATTTAACTCTTGCTGGAAAACAAGAGGGATAAAATTCTTTAAGTATCATATGCTCCCTTAAAGATAGACCCATCAGGGAGACTTGGTGGGTCGCTAATGTTTTGTAATATCTAAGCCTCTAATGTCAGTTGCTTCTGTAATCTTTTCTATATTAAAATTATAATCAACAACTTTTACATCAGGGTATTTACTAAAATCTTTTAACAAAGATGTAAGTTTTGTTTTTTGTGGGTAAGTATCTATAAATCTTAAACAAACAAAATGACCAAAAGGCTCATAAGCACTTTCGAGTTGGAACTCTACTTCTATAATTACTGCATCGTTGATCATTCATATCTATACTATTTCTTTCTCATTATGTCTGCACCTTTAAGACCATAAATTGCAGAAACTACTCCAATGAATATAGCTTGATACCAATAAGGAAGATTTTTAAAATATTCAAAAAATAAATCTATTCTATCACGAATCGTAGGATCGTCAGAGAAAACAGACCAACCCAATAAAATAATAGGAATAGAAATGAGAATAAGGACAAACTCGTCTTTGTAACCTTGATCATTACTCTCAATAACTTTCGCTTTATATTCAATTTCGCCTTTCGCCATTTTCTCAGCATGAAGCATCTGAGCATCTGACATTAATTGTTTTGTTCTTTGTTTATTTTGATATATTCTTGCTCCTGTCTTTACACCCAAGCTTAATAAATTCAACCACATTTTTAATCTCCTAATATTTCTTTTCCTAATTCTGCGTAATGTATAATTTTATCATACTTTTCTTTTAGGCTCTCTCCTTTTTTTTTCCTTACTGCGTATTTCACAATATTAGCATCTACAAAATTTAATTTATTAGCTAAAATAAACTTTAGAGGGCTACTTGGTAATTTGTAATGGTTACCACCTATTTGTCTATCAGTAGCCTTTAAATCGCTTCCTAGAGCCTTTAATGTACCCTTTTTGTTCCTCATACAAGCTTTTTTATCCAATTTCCCTTATTATTCAATACCATAGGCAAAAGTCTTGGAATACCATCAACTATCATTCCACAACCCAAAATGAACCTTGTTTTGAAATTTTTAGCATAGGCAAAAGCTAGACTTTTTTGGTTTATTAAACAGCCAACATTCATAGCAAAAAATAAATTATCAGGATTAGCCCACCAAGATACTAAAAATTTTGTATGATAATGACCCTGTACTGCTGACATTCCCATAGTCTGAGAAACTTTAAGAATATCTGCTGATCTACCATGAGTAAAAAAACATCTTTGTTTGTTTGGCAAATCAATCGTTAAATCATCAACCCATTTCCATTTCTTAGTACCTAAAAAATCTCCATAGTCTTTTAAGAACTCTTTAGACATTCCATATTTCAATGCTCGTCTATAAACTAAACTAGAGTGATTAGATTCTACCTCAATCATTTTAGGAAATATTGATTCTAGTTCTCTAATGTAAATTTTTGATTGTCTTAATTCATGTCCAGCAGAATATAAATCAGGGTCGTGTGTGTGCATATTGATTGCATGAAAATCTAATAAGTCTCCAATGTTTATTACAAAATCAGGCTTGTATTGTTTTTTTATTTCTCTTAAAAATTCTATTGAGTCTTTATGATGGTATGGAATATGTAAGTCTGAAATAACTAAAATTCTTTTAAAGGTCATAGATAGACCTATACAACTATTTCGTGAGTAAGTAAAGTAATTGACCTAAAACCAATAGACCGATTGCACCAAGAGAATATAAAATTCTATCAATGTCTTTTTTCATGTGATGTAAATGATTTTTAATTATTAAATCAATTTTTTGATTTACTAATTTAATTCTTCCATCAATCTCTACAAATTTTTCTTTAGTTGTTTTCATTATCTTTTTTTTCGTTTTCTTCTTAAATCTGTATCGTGTTTTCTACTTCCACGCAAGAAACTATTGACTCTTCCCATTGACCAAGAAGCCATTGATGTTCGTGGTCTTGAACCTGAAGATAAAAATGCACCTTGTCCTCTACGATATACTTTTTTCAGCATACCTAATGTAATATTCTTTCTATTCTTAGCTTTTGCTCTAAGTGTAGAAATAACTCTTGCAGATAGTGGTCGTCTCCTTACAGCCATTATTTGTACCTCGCTAAAAACATTGATCTTGGTATTCTTTGACCTTTTTTATAAGCTTCTGACATAGCTTTAATAAGACTTGCTCTAGCTGATCTTTTGCCACCTTTTAATCCTGATAAATATTTCTTAGGTAGATCAGTTGCTTTATCTTTTGGTACTTTTCTTCTTTTTCTTTTTTTTGACATTTCTTCTTCTTTTCCTCATTGGTCTTTTATCTAGCCATAGACCTCATGTGTTTTAACGAGTGATGAACTGCGTGTCGTCTCATGGTTTTTTTTTGTCTTGGTGTCAAATCTTTAATAATATTCTTTATAGATGCTACTTTGACCATTATTTTTTCTTTTTACCTTTTTTCTTTTTCTTCTTCTTTTTTTTACTCATACCACCATAATGATAAGGCATAATTATCTCCTTTTCTTAGTTTTTTTAGTTTTCTTTTGTTTCTTCATAATCGCTTTTTGTAAAGCCATTGGAAGTTTCTTTTGTTTTTTTGTTAGCATAGCTTCTCCTTAGTTAGCAAATTTACCACCTGACCATTTTGCGTCAGGTAGTCCATTTTTATAAGACGACCCATCGTATGTCAAAACTTGTTTTCTATTAGAACCCTCTTTGTAAGAACAATGAACCCAACCACTATTAGGCTCTCCATTTTTCCAAAATTCTAAAATACATTGGTCAAAATTGACATTGTTTGTAAGCCACAAAGCTACCTGTAAATTGGAAACACCAGCAATCTCAAAATCAACAGCTTCCCCTTTTGTATGTTGGCTCGTACTTTTTGAGCCGATAGCTTCGCATAGTTCAGGGCTTCTATAACCTGAGGTAATAATAATTGGCTTGTCAAACTTTGCTCGTACAGGCTCTAATACTTCATAACAAAGATCAGTTAAGTTCTTTATTTCCCCTGACCCAGCTTTATTAGTTATACCTTTTCTTGTGGCAGTTTGTGATTTTTCAAATTCTTCTAATGTAAAATGTTTGGAAAGTTGCACTTTAGACTCCTATGGTTTTTCTGGAAACTCTACTGCCTCTACTTCTTCTGTTGTTGTAAGACCCTCTGTGATGTCTCTTAGTTCTTGTCTATAAGTTTTCATTTCTTCTGACATTGTATTATCAGATAAAGCATGAAAATCAGTATCAGATAATAAATCATTTCTTTTTTGTCTTAAATTTGCGATTGCTCTATCAAACGCACCAGCTTCCCAATCAGCCTCCTCTTGATCTCTTTGTGCTTCTTCCTCAGCAGTAAGCTGTATTCGTTCTCCATTTACTAATTTATATCTTGGCATAATATACTCCTAACTTAAACCATATAATTTGATTATTGCGTTATCAATATTACCTGAACCCATAAAAAATCTTACTCCTGTCACAGCATTTGTTCTTTTATATCTACATGCTGATAATCCATTTGTTAAATAATTAGATGATGAATTTTCTAAAGTAAAATTTACATCAACATGCATAAAAAAAGTAGTATCTGCTGGATTTCGTAAAAACATAGTAGCATTTAAACAAGCACCAGCTTCTCCACTATCAAGATACTGACCCTCGGCTATTTGGAAATAATTAGCACCACTTTCACTTTCAGCTAATGCAGTTGATCTTCCAACTCTCATTCCAACAAATGTGTGTTGATAATTACCATCAACATTTACTGCCTGTGAACCACCTGTTCCCTCAAAAAATCTCATTCTTAATTCATGCTCTGTTGATGGGTGTAAATTTAAAATTTGAATCATATAATTAGAATAGGTACTATCTATTCCTGATGTAATATCTACAGCAGATGTTCCACTTGTGACATTAGTTGTAGAGATTAAATTTAATCCACTACTAACATCAGCAAATTCTGTTTGACCTACTGCTGTTGAGCCACTTCCTGTTATGGTTTTTACTTTTATAAATTTATCTACTGCAATTTGATTATCAGGTAGTTTTATTGTGTATGATTGACCTGAACTATGAGGTGGGCTTTGTAAAACAACTCCATGACTATTAACATGACAATTTAAT